GCGATTGCACAGGGAATCGAGACAAAGCTCCCTATCCCAACCAGTCAGGGCTCAGGTGTCCAGTCTGATCAACATTTGCCAGGACATGTTCCATGACGACACCCATCGACCTGTCCTCTCTCCCGGCCCCGGGCGTCATCGAGGAGCTGGATTTTGAGGTCATCCTGCGGGCGATGCGCGACGATCTGGTGGCGCGCTTCCCGCCGATTGCGCCGGTGATCGACCTGCAAAGCGAGCCCGCGCGCAAGCTGCTGGAGGTCTGCGCCTATCGCGAGCTCTTGCTGCGGCAACGGGTCAATGACGCGGCGCGTGCCAACCTTCTGGCCTTTGCGGGGACCACCGACCTTGATCACCTCGCCAGCTTCTACGGTGTCACCCGCCTGACGGACGAGACCGACACGGCGCTACGCCTGCGGGTGCAACAGCGCATCCAGGGCTGGTCCAATGCGGGTGGTGCCGCGCATTACCGGTACTGGGCCCTGACAGCGGACGAGCGGGTCTCCGATGCGGCGGTCTCCTCCCCAAGCGCGGGCATCGTGCGGATTGCCGTGCTCTCGGCCGAGGGCGCCGGGGCGTCGTCCGAGGACCTGCTGACGGCTGTGCGGGCAATTGTGCTGCGCGATGACGTGCGCGTCTTGACCGACACGGTCGAGGTGGTCTCGGCCAGCATCGTGCCCGTGGATGTGGCGGCCACGGTGTTTCTTTATCCCGACACCCCCGCTCAGGTGATCGAGCAGTTGCGCGTCGACTTCCCCGCGCGCTTTGCGGCAGCGCGCGGGCTTGGCTGGGATTTGACCCGGTCCTGGATCAACGCACAGCTCCACCCATCGGGGGTGCAGCGCGTCGAACTGGCCTTTCCATCTGGTGATACGATCATTACCGAGGAGCAGTGCGCGGCGCTGGGATCGGTCGAGATCACCTTCGGCGGGCGTGACCGATGACCACGCAGTCGTTACTGCCACCGAGTGCCACCACATTTGAGCGGGCGATGGAGGAAGCGACGGCGCTGGATGCCCGCGCCCCGGCGATCCGACCCAACGCCCGGGCCAAGCTCGACGGCTTTGATCCGTTTGTGCCCTGGCTGATCTGGGAATACGGCCTGGGAGACATCCTTCCCTATCTGAGCGATCCGCAACGGGCGCTGCGGGAGGGTATTCGCTGGCAGCGCTTGCGCGGGACGCCGGAGGCCTTGCGCCTTGCCTTCTCGTGGCGCGATCTGGACGGGGTTCAGGTCTTCCAGGAGGAACCGGGGCAGCACTTCGCCGCGTTCCAGATCGACACGAATGCGGTGCCCCCGCTTGAGGACATCGACGATCTGATCGCGCTCGCGCGCCTGTCGGCACCGGCGCGATCGCGGCTGGCGCGCATTTTTCACGGCTATGACCTGCGGCGGATCAAGCTGGACGAGGCGCGGCTCGGTGACGGGCTGCTCAGCGATTACAGCGGGGTGCGTCACACAGACGGGCAAACACGCCTGTCCTTTGGACGCGTGTTTCCCGCAACTGTGCCCGCGCCTGAGGTGCGGACACATGCAGGGATATTCGTCGACCATGTCGGGCGGGCGTTTCTGCCGGGCCGGTTTGTTCTGTCGGACAGCAGGCTCAACGACGACCGGGCGACGCCCAACCCGTTTATCTATCATGCGCACCTGTTCACGCTGGCCAATACCGACGGCGTCCCGGACGAGCCGGCCGACTTCGAGCCTGTGCGCAGGTTCCAGCGGGCACAGATGGTGCTCTCGGAAGGGATGCGCCTCGGGGACATCAACAGCCGAACACCCCGGGTGGATTGGGTGTTCTACGAGGACCGCAGGCGGCTCTCCGAGGAGGCTGCGGTCTCTGGCACCCCGGCCGATGTGCGACGCACCCGGCGCACGGAGATGTTCGAGCGACGCTCCGCAGGGTCCGCCCTAGCGCCTGCGCCCATGGTCGTTGCGCGCTGGAGCCATGTGCTGCGCGCCCACGCCTTCGGCGGCCGGTCACAGGTTTACCGCCTTTCCGAGACTATTCGCCAGCTCCCGCCGGTCTGGGACGCGCAGCCCGCGCGGGCGCTTGCTGCCGAGACCTACGAGGTGGCGGTGCGCGTGCGCGATGCGGTGCGTGCCGACGCGCGGGTCTCGGACGAGGACCGCTTCATTCCCGGACAGGTGCGCCGGGCTGATGCGCGGGCGGTGGGCGACGGTCTCGCTCTGACGCCAACGAGCCCGGCTCTGGCGCTGCTGCCTGGTCTCTACGACCCAACTGCATCACCGACACGCGTCACCGATGTTACCAGCGACGCGGCTTACGCCGGGCAGTTCTGGCTGCCGCTCACTTACGTCGACCAACCCTGGTCCGAGGTGCAGGTGCTCGTCGGGGCCATGCACCGCACGGACACACCCAACACAGACTGACGAGGAGGCCTGAATGGCTATCATGACGCGCTCGGGGCGCGCAGCCCTGGCGGACGCAATCCGCCAGCGCCCGCTCCACCTTGCCTGGGGCACAGGCAACACCGCCTGGGACAGCACCGCCCCGCAGGCCACCCTGACGTTCGGCGCAAACGACGTGCTGCAGCTGCCTCACGCCTACGTCTCAGGCGTGGCGCTTGCCTCTGCGGACGGAACCACGACCTATGCGGCCGGGACAGAGTATACCGTGGACGCCACCACCGGCCGGATCGCACGGATCGTCACAGGCGGTATCCCACCCGAGACGACCGTCCGCGTGGATTACACCATCGACACACCCCCGCCCGATGTGACGCAGACTGCCCTGCTGGGTGAGCTCGGCCGCCGCGCGGTGGATGAAGTGGCGTTTGTCATTGCGGATGATGCAGGCGCGATTGTCGCCCCCACCGGCCGCTTCACGCTGTCGGCCACACCCACAAATCACCTCTTCGTGCGGGTGCGCTTCGAGTTCGAGGATGCCCCCGATGCGGTGATCCGCGAGCAAGGCCTGTTTGTCGGCACCACCACCGATCCCGCCCTGCCGGCGGGGCTGCGGTATTTTGAGCCCGCCGCCATCACCGATCCCGGCATCCTGCTGATCGTGCAGAACACCGTCCCGATCATCCGCCAACCCTCGACCCGCGAGACCTTCGAGTTCGTGGTCACGTTCTGATCAGGAGGCCCACCCGTGGCGCTCGACCGCTATTACAATCTCTACAACTCGGCCTCCGGCTATGCAGAGCTGATGTTCCACGCCGGTGACGGCCTGCAAAGCCGCGAGCTGAACGAAGTCCAGACCTGGCTCGCGGACCGCCTCGCCAGGATCGGCGACGCCATCTTCAAGGAAGGCGACCTGATCCGCGATGGCGACGTCTCCGTCGATCCCATCACCGGCGAGGTCAACCTCGCCTCCGGCATCGTCTACCTGCGCGGCGCGGCGCGCCCTGTTGGTGCCGCCGGCTTCGTGATCCCGGTGGACCGGACGGTCGCTCTCGGCGTGCGCTTTGTCGAGACCATTGTCACCGAGCTCGAGGACCCAGCCCTGCGCGACCCGGCCGTGGGCACCCGCAACTATCAGGAGCCCGGGGCCGCACGTCGCAAGGAGCAGATCCTCTGGGGCTGGGACAGCGGCAATCAGAACGACGGCGGCACCGGGGCCTTCCATGCAATCTATACCGTCACCAATGGCACACTCGACAGCAAGATCCAGCCCCCCGAGCTCGACGCGGTGCTGCAAACCGTGGCGCGCTATGACCGCGAGGCCAATGGCTCCTATGTCGCCACTGGACTGGAGCTCACCTATCTGACCCGCGACGATGCGGCGGCGGAATATGTCTTCTCGCTGGCCGAAGGTGTCGGCAATGTCGGTGGGCTCAAGGTGGAGCGCCCGCAATCCACCCGTCTCCGCTGGGCGATTGACCCGGACCTGCGGGCGGTGAATGCCGAGCCGCATGGCTTTGCTGATGGCGGCACCGGCACTGCGGTGATCCCGGTCAATCTCGCCCCCATCGCCGAGGTCACGGACGTCACCATCACCCGCGAGACCCCCGAGACCGTCACCCATGGCGCCTTCACCGGAGCATCGGACCCGCTTGCGAACAGCACGGTGGTTGCGGTCCTCAGCGTGTCGCAAGGCGGCACCGCCTATACGCAAGGGGTGGATTACGTGGTCTCGGCTGGGCGCATCGACTGGTCCCCGGGCGGTGCGGAACCTGCGCCGGGCTCCAGTTATTCGGTCACCTATCGCTACATCGACAGCATCGCCCCGGATGCTGTGACGGATGAGACCGTGACCGTCTCGGGTGCGGTGACCGGCACCACGGTGTTCATCGACTACGCCTACAAGCTGCCGCGCATCGATGCGCTGGTGATGAGCGCGGGTGGTCAGCTGTCGCGGGTGCGCGGCGTGTCGCAGACCCTCAACCCGCAGCCCCCGCAGCTGCCGGGCAGCGTGCTGCCTCTGGCGGAGGTGGCACTGGATTGGTTTGCCGACCGGGTGCCACTGGTGCGCAATACCGCGACCCGGGCTGTGCCCTTTGCGGACCTTGCCGCGATGCAACGCCAGATCAGCAGCCTGTTCCAGCTCGTCGCCATCGAACGGCTGCGCAATGACGCCAACATCACCGATCCCACCTCGAAGCTCGGGGTGTTTGTCGACCCGTTCCTCGATGACGACCTGCGCGACCAGGGTATCCCGCAGAGCGCGGCGGTGCTGTGGGGCGAGCTGACCCTGCCGATCACGGCCGCGGTACAGGAACCGCCAGAGGGCGCTTCGGCGACGTGGACGCTGGCCTATGAGCTGACACCGGTGCTCGAGCAACTGGCCAGCACGCGGGCGATGAAGATCAACCCGTACATGAACTTCGAGCCGGTGCCGGCGGCGGTCACTCTGGTGCCGTCGGTGGACAACTGGACCACAGTCGAGACGCAATGGACCTCCGCCATCACCCGGGCCTTCACCTCGGGGTCGGGGCGCTTGTCCCGCACGTCGGTCTCCACCAGCACCGAGCTTGTGTCCTCCACCTCGCGCGCCGCGCTGGACATTCGGCAGCGGTCGGTTGGGTTTACGCTGCGGGGCATGGACCCGAACGAGGCGCTGCTGCGGGTGGAATTCGACGGGCTCGACGTGACGCCAGACCCTGCACCGGTGGCCGACGCGGCGGGGGTGCTGTCCTCGTCGTTCCAAATCCCTTCCGGCGTGCCCACCGGGTCCAAGAGCGTGACCTTTCTGGGCGAGGCCGGATCGTTCGGCGAAAGCACGTATACCGCCAACGGCACGA